CAGGGGCAAAGCCGCTGTTAATCTCCAACGTGAGTATTGCGACAGATTGGGATCAGAAACCTTGTGCGCCTATGTCGTATGAGGGTTACAGCGAGTTTGTCATCTACTGCTTGCACCAATATATCCAAACCCCCTACTGCATGATTGTCCAGCACGACGGGTGGGCGTTCTCAGGAGAGAACTGGAATGATGACTGGCTTAACTACGACTATGTGGGTGCGCCTACTCATGCAGCGCTTCTACCTGATGGCAATTACCATGTGGCTTACGGCTGGCACGGCAAGGCCAATCCTAAGGTTGTCCAGAACGGCGGCTTCTCACTACGCAGCAAAACCTTTCTGGAAGCCCCTAGCGTGTACGGCATCACCCGCTGGAAAGTGCCTGACCCTACCCTGCTCAACGAAGACGTGCAGCTATGCTGCTTTTTGAGGGATTCCCTGGAAGACGCAGGTATTAAGTTCTGTCCAGATAAGATTGCTCAATACTTTTCTTTTGAACATTTGGGGCCATCTCATGAAGGTATGGATTTGAGAAAAGTGTTTGGTCACCACAGCCGGTTCCGACAGTTACTGTCTAACAACGATGTGCTGTGGAAGCTAACAAAAGAACAAACTAAGAACCTTCCTGGTGAACAAGAGATTTATGACTTGTTGACTGATCACTACGGTCACACGGTACACATGGCATGAAATTTAATCTTGCACAGTTTTACAAGTTTTGCTCACAACTAAAGATTGAAACAAAAGAGCAAGGCTTAAAGAAGATGGATGTGCTGCTAGGCACACAGACCTATGTGATGGATGAGATCAGCAAAGGGCTGATGGAAGACATCCATTTCTTTGTCATCCTGAAAGGGCGACAGCTAGGTATCACAACTATTTCATTGGCACTCGACCTTTACTGGCACTTTATACATAATGGATTACAAGGCACGCTTACGACAGATACTGAAGAAAACCGAGATATGTTTCGGTCAACCCTTGCCATGTACATGGAAGGTCTTCCAAAAGAATGGCGAATTCCTCTCATTGCCCACAACAGGAATCAGCTTCAACTCAAGAACCGCAGCCGCCTCTTTTATCAAGTCGCGGGGTTACGGGCAAAAGGTAGCCTTGGTCGCGGTAAAGCCATTACCTTTCTCCACGGAACAGAAACTTCGTCCTGGGGTGATGAAGAAGGTCTAGCCTCCCTGCTAGCCTCACTCGCTGAAACTAACCCGAATCGTTTGTACATCTTCGAGTCCACTGCGCGTGGCTTCAATATGTTTCACGATATGTACGTCACTGCTAAACGTGCGCGTACTCAACGGGCTATCTTCTGTGGCTGGTGGCGTAACCAGTTCTACTCACTTGATCCTGATTCCCAAATCTATAAGGTCTACTGGGATGGCAGACTAACGCCAGAAGAAAAAGAGTGGACACGCGATATTAAGAAACTCTACGACGTAGAGATCAACAGCAGACAGATGGCCTGGTGGCGCTGGAAGCTACATGAGGGCATCAAAGATGATGCGCTGATGTACCAAGAATTCCCGCCGACAGAAGACTATGCGTTCATCATGACGGGTACTAGCTTCTTCTCTAACGCCCGTTGTACGGACATGATGAAGATCGCTAAGAAGATTGGTTGCGATTACTACCGCTACAGCATGGGCGCTAACTTCTTAGATACCGAGGTGCTGAAAAGCACAGAGCGTCTGGCAACATTGAAAGTGTGGGAGGAGCCAGTTGATACGGCTTATTACGTTATTGGCGCAGACCCTGCTTATGGCAGTTCTGATTGGGCTGATCGTTTTTGCATACAAGTCTTCCGTTGCTATGCTGACGGTATGGAGCAGGTTGCAGAGTTTGCTACCCCCGAAATGAACACCTATCAGTTCGCGTGGGTGATCGCCCACCTTGCTGGCGCTTACAAGAACTCGACACTTAACCTTGAGGTCAACGGCCCTGGTCAGGCAGTTATCAACGAACTGCGTAACCTTAAACGCCAAGCCTCTGCGCTTGCTGGTCAAGCTGGATACGACCTGATGAATGTACTAGGTAGCATGAGTAACTACATCTGGCGGCGTAACGATACGTTGGGCGGTATGTCTAACTCTATTGGCTGGATCACAACATCGCAGACCAAAGAGCGAATGCTGTCGTACATGAAGGATTACTTCGAGCGCAACATGATGGCGGTCTACTCAACAGAGTTGATTGATGAGATGAAGACCATTGAGCGTGATGGGGCGAGCATCGAGGCCACTGGTCGCAACAAGGATGATCGCGTGATGGCTGCTGCCCTGGCAACGGCTGCGTATGCAGAACAGTTACAGCCCAGGCTGATCGCCCAAAGGCTGACCCGCGATACGTCGCGCAAGACAGATGAGATGACACCGGAACAGGTGGCAGTCGGACGCAACGTCAGCGACTACCTGAAAAGGATTGGTGTGTACGGAGGAGCGCAGTGATTGATGTCATTCCTAAAAAAGAACTGATACGGATCATCAAAGCGTTTATGGCAGACAAGAAGCGGGGTATCCCGCTAGAACTGTTTGCCGAACTGTGTGGGGTAGATACCAAAACCCTATACAACGTCTTTGATAATGAGAAATACCCACTGACAGAACACATCCAGCGGCGAGTGTCCAAAGGCTATGACGCTTGGCGCAACGGAGAAGTTGCTGTAATGGAAAGATATAACAAGAAATGGATAGAGTGGCGCAAGGTTCCGAAGGTTCGGATGGTTCGAGGATATGGATTGACGGTCAAAAATGGCGAAATTAAGCTGGATATTGGTATTAAGAATAGGCTTGATTATTCTGGTTATTCACTTGATGACAAACTAAAGGGGATTTGATTATGGGAATATTGCGTGATTATCACTGCCCGACCCACGGGTACTTTGAGTCGTTTGATGCTCAGTGTCCTATGAAGCAATGTGATCAGGAGGTGATGATTGTTCACTTGCAGCCAGTCGGACTGAAGTCGGACAAGACCAAGCACAACGACAAAACACTTAGCCAACTAGCAATGGACTTCGATATGACGGACATTAAATCGGTACGCGAGGGCGAAAGCCAGTCGGGTTACTTAACGCGCAACAATAAAAAGCCTCCCGAAGCACCAAGAGAATCTCGCCCAGGTGATGCGGTTATGTGGGGAAATACTGGTAATCGCTGGAACTTGGACAGCTTGGTGAAGGGAAATGGTTATCAATCTATCAACGGCGAGTCTGTTGGCGTTAACCCTAAAGACCTTGGCAACTTGACAGCACCTAAGACGGCGAGTTATATAGCTGACCATGACAATCTGCAAATAAACTCCAATGCGGATACCAAGTGACCCGCTGCACCGCGAAGACTTCTATCTGGACTTGATCCAGAAGTGCTTTGTTTCGCGGGAAGAAAGAAAAGCAGATTATTCCACCCTACGCTCGTACTACTTGTTTGGAGCAGCGCCAGAAGAATCACCGGCGCTGTTCAACAAGATTTTTCCGCATCTTGATCAGCTAACGTCGTTTCTGTATTCAGCAGAAACAACACGCTTCACGATCAATATCGGCGCTGAAGTTAATCCGCAAGAACACCGCAAGATTCCAACACTCACCAATCTGCTGAACGATGAGTGGCTGAACTCGAACTGCGACCAAGTGTTCTCGACAGCGCTGACTTGGGCGCTGTGTTTCGGAACCACCTACGTCAAACTGATTGTCAACAATGGCATTCACCCGTACATGGTGGAACCGTCCTCGGTTGGCGTTCTGCGCGAAGATGTTCCGTACACAGACCGGCAAGAAGCTATTGCTCAGACTTACTACATCACTAAGTCAGAACTGTATGCCCGCCTGTACTCGCATCCTAAGCGCGACCAGATCGTTAAGCGCGTGACCAGCAGCTATCAGCCGCAGCAGCTAGATATTCCAGACGGTATCGACCGCATTATCATGTCGCAGACCAACCCGACTATGACGGGTACGGTCAACTTAGACCTGTCTGGCATGAACCGCTACAAGGCACGGGTGGCTGAAGACACCGTAGAAATGACGGAACTGTGGGTTTGGAACGATGAAACTCTTGATTACCAAGTTGTAACCATCGCAGAACCAGACATCATCATCTACGACCGTCCTGGTGAGCAGGTATTCTTGAAGGGCGAACTGCCGTTCGTTCAGATTTGCCCTAACCCTATGTACGATTATTATTGGGGTCAGAGCGAAGTTCAGCGTTTGGTGTTCTTGCAGTCCTTGCGGAACAAGCGAATGACGGAGATTCTGGACTTGTTGTCTAAGCAAGTTTCTCCACCGACTGCATTGATTGGTTTTACCGGCATTCTGGATGAAAAGAACTTTGCGTTGAATCGGGCTGGCGGCTTATTGGCAACTGATATGCCTAACGCCAAGGTCGAGAAGATGGCTCCGCAGATGCCTGGCGACTTGTTTGAGGTAATCCGTGAAGTGGATCAGATGTTCGCGGAAGCGTCAGGTATTACAAGCGTACTCTCAGGTAGAGGCGAAACTGGCGTTAGAAGCCAAGGTCACGCCAGCCAACTCGCCCGACTTGGCTCCTCCAGAGCGAAAAAACGTGCGCTTATTGTTGAAGACAGCCTCGAAAAAGTATCCACCCTGTTCTTGAAGCTGATTCAGGCTTACGACAACACCAGATTGATGGATACGGAGAATGTTCCGTTCATTGCCGATCAATTTACCAATAACTATGTGGTCAAGGTGGACGCGCACTCGAATAGTCCGATATTTACTGAAGACTTGCGGCAATTAGCGTTTAATATGTTTAAGGCTGGCGCTATAGACAAGGAATCGTTGATAGATTTGCTTGAACCTCCGATGAAGCAGTTGCTAAAAGAGAAACTAAAGCGCATGGAAGAAAAACAAGCGCAGCAGCCTCCGCAACAGCCGCCAAAATCGGAAAGTAAACCTGATTTGAAAATGGTGGGGGAATAATGGCTGAACAAACTATTGCGCCTAAGGCTGACCAGCCTCGTTCTGGTACATCGCAGCCTATGCAAGACTCGCCCAGGAACCCAAGTCTGCAATATCGGGTACAAGGCGTTAAGAATTTTGACCGTAGCCCAAGCACTCGGACTTACGGTAGATCAGTAAGGGGATGACTTTTAGGAGTTAGCTATGTACAAGAAAATGAAGCGCGGTCGCAAAACTCGTCGTTGATAGTTTCTTCGAAAGAAGAAAAAGGGGTGTGGCTGCTTGACCCATGAACTAGGTGGCCGCTGCAAATGGAGAAGACCATGGCACGCAAATCACGCAAAGGCCGTAAGGCACGCAAGTAATCCTTAGGGATAATCCCGCAGGGGGCGGGGAAGGTAAATATACGCCCCTACTTGACAGAATCTATCGACATGGCTGATGCTATTGTCGAAATTTATGGGGTTACTATGAGCGTTCCACCAGATCAGTTGATGAAGATGATGCGTTCTGAGCGTGACGCGCAGCAACCGTCGCCTTTGGACTCAGAGGCTTCTGCCACAGATCAGACAATGCCAATGGCTGCCCCAATGTCTACGCCAGAACCAAAAATGGGCAATAAAGAAGGCGCACTGGTTAGCCTTGGCCTGGCTATTGACCTAATTCAACAGGCGTTACCGGCTTTGGGCAGCAGTTCTGCTGAAGGCGTGAAAGTCTTGTCTGCGCTGCGTACCTTGTCAGGTGTCGTTGGCGGCAAGAAAGAATCTGTAAACGAATTGAAGCAGTCTGAAATTCTTCAGATGCTACAGACACTTCCACAGGCGGGTGGCGCAACGCCGGAAGGTAAGGCTTTGGCAGCAGCGCCAGCAATACCTGGTATGCAGATGCCAGGCGCAACCCCTCAACCTATGTAAGGAGATTATTGTGGACTTATTCAAACCCCGTGGTGCAGCATCGCCTCGTCGTGCTACCGACAACAACCAGCAAAATGGTCAGATCGTAAATACTCCCCGTTTTTCTGAAATGGGTGGCCTCAAAAACGCAGCGGCAACAGGCAGCAAGAACAAGATGCAAGTTCAAAAGCCTGGTGACGGTAAGCGCGTTATCTAATT